ACGCGATATTAGTTATATGAACGAATATTGGCCAGATCGAACTTCTACAGGAACCCCTAGATATTGGGCATGGTGGGATCATAATACAATTTATGTTGCACCAACGCCCGATGTAGCGTATAACGTGGAGTTAGGAATTACTAGATTACCAACAAGACTGTCTAGTAGTAATGCAACCTCTTGGTTGGGTAATAATGCTCCTGCACTATTACTTTATGGATGTCTTGCAGAAGCCTTCAAATTTTTGAAGGGACCAGCAGAAATGCTGCAATTATACGAACAATCATATCAACGGGCACTTCAAGAACTTGTCATAGAACAACAAGGAAGGCACCGAAGAGATGAATATATGCATGGGGCGTTACGTACTCCTCTGCAATCACAGAACCCATAGGAGGATAAAACATGGCTATAACTCAAGCTGTATGTACAAGCTTCAAACAAGAGCTATTGCAAGGTACGCATGATTTTACAGCGTCAACTGGTGATACTTTCAAAATAGCATTGTACACAAGTTCTGCTTCTTTGGATGCAACTACAACCGCTTTTAGCACAACTAACGAAGTCTCTGATTCTGGAACCTATAGTTCTGGTGGAGGAACTTTAACAAGCGTAACTCCAACAACTTCTGGAACTACAGCTATTTGTGATTTTGCTGATATATCTTTTACATCTGCAACTATTACAGCAAGAGGTGCTTTAATTTACAATAGCTCTGACTCTAATAAAGCAGTCGCTGTTTTAGATTTTGGTGGTGATAAGACATCTACAAGTGGAACCTTTACAATTCAGTTTCCAACGGCTGATGCAAGTAACGCTATATTACGTTTAGCATAGGAGAATAAATGGCTTTAGTCATTAATGATCGTGTAAAAGAAACAACTACTACTACAGGAACAGGGGATGTTGCTCTTGCTGGTGCGGTAACTGGTTTTGAAACTTTTGCTGCTGGTGTTGGTAATAGTAATACAACGTATTATGCTATTGTTCATCAAACAGAAAATGAGTTTGAAGTTGGTCTTGGTACACTAGATGGTGACAGTTCTGATTTAACAAGAACAACTGTTATATCTAGTTCTAACAGTGACAGTGCGGTTGATTTTGCAGCAGGTACAAAAGATGTTTTTTGTACGATACCCGCAAGTAAATTAATATTTGAAGATTCTAATAACGATGTAACAATAGGTCGTAATTTAACTGTTACTGGTGACTTAACTGTTACTGGTGATGATATCACCATGAATACTAATACAGACACTGCAATCATGGTGGCTGACGGTTCAAATTTTAATCCTGTAGTGCCTAGCGGTGATATAGGACTAACAAACGCAGGTGTGTTTAGTATTACAAGTGGAGTTATTGTAAACGCAGATATTAATGCAAGCGCTGCAATAGCAGATTCAAAACTAGCAACAATTTCTACAGCAGGAAAAGTTGATATTGGAGCTTTAGAAATAGATGGTGCTACGGATATTGGAGCAGCATTAGCAGATGCTGACTTGTTTATTGTAGACGACGGTGCTGGTGGAACAGAACGTAAAGCTGCTGCTTCAAGAATTAAAACATATGTAGGTGCTGAAGCTGGATCATTTAGCATTGACAATTTAGATATTGATGGCGGTACAGACATAGGTGAAGCATTAGCAGATGCAGATTTATTAGTAGTAGATAATGGAGCTGGCGGCACAAATAGAAAAATGGCGGCGTCAAGACTTCAGACATATATTGAAGGAAAGATTAGTGGTGATATAACAATTTCAAGTGGAACAGCGGCTATTGGTTCTGGTGTTATTATTAACGATGATGTTAATGCTAGTGCCGGAATAGTATACTCAAAATTAAGTTTATCAGATAGTATTGTTAATGCAGATATCAATTCAAGTGCGGCAATCGCTGATTCAAAACTAGCTACAATTTCAACAGCAAACAAAGTTTCCGTAGATGCTGTAGACATCGATGGTGCTACAGACATCGGAGCAGATTTAACTACATCTGATTTAATAGTAGTAGATGATGGTGCAGGTGGAACAAATAGAAAAGCGGCACTATCTCGATTAACAACTTATATGACAGGTCAAGGATTTTCAACAGAAGACCCAACGGCACTGGCAATTGCTTTAGGATAATAGGAGGATAAATGGCTAATACTTTTAAAGTAGTAACAAAAGCAGGAGTTACCAGCGTCGATACTATCTACACTGTTGCCGGTTCTACAACTACGGTAGTTCTTGGTATTATGGTAGGTAATACAACAACTGGTCAAATCACTGCAACTGTTACTTTAAGTTCAGACACTTCTAACAGAGCAGGTGCAAATGATGAGGCTAACCAAGATGTTGAGTTAGTAACTAATGCACCCATCCCTGTTGGTGGTACTCTTGAACTGCTTGCGGGAAATAAAGTCGTAATGGAAGCTACAGATGAGTTAAAATTAACAGCATCTGGTGCGGCTGATATTACTTTGTCGATCATGGAGATAACGTAAGATGGCATATGTAGGTACACCTATAGATACCAGAAATACTTTTCAATCTCTTCAAGGTAAGAGATTTGATGGTGATGGAAGTACAACAGATTTTACATTAGATGTAGCACCTTCATCAACTTTAGATATTGAAGTATTTGTTGGAAATGTAAGACAAGACCCTAACTCAGCATACACTCTATCTGGAACAACACTAACGTTTACTGGTGCACCTCCTAGCGGCACAAACAATATTTATGTTGTTCATCAAGCTAAAGCTGTGGGTACAATTACACCGGGTGCAAACACTGTTGGCGTAACAGAACTTAATTTATCTGATGGCTCTAATGGTCAGTTTATTAAAACTGATGGCAGTGGTACTTTAAGTTTTGATACTGTTTCTGGCACAACAATAAATAACAATGCAGATAACAGAGTTATTACAGGTAGTGGCACAGCGAATACTTTAGAGGGTGAAAGCACACTTACTTTTGATGGCTCAGATTTAAGTGTTGGCATAGCAACTCCAACTTTTACAAATGGTAATGGATTACATTTAAACTCAGTTAGTGATAATTTACGATTACATTTAACTAATACAGCTACTGGTACAGCCTCTGGTGATGGAGCAGATATTGCTGTTGGTAGTGATGGTGCATTAAATATTATTAATAAAGAAAATGCTGTTACTCGTTTATACACTAATAATACTACAAGAATGACAATTGATGCAAGTGGTAATTTTTTATTTAATTGTACTTCTGCACCAAATGGTAGTGTTCATGGAATTTCTATTGAAGCAGATAATGAGTTATTAATATCTACAGATAGTACATCTGCCGATACCATTGTTAGATTTTTTAATGACAATGGACAAGTAGGTAAAATTGAAACAAATGGTAGTTCTACTTCTTATGATACTACATCAGATTACCGATTAAAAGAAAATATAAATTATGATTTTGACGCAACAACAAGAGTAAAACAATTAAAACCTGCAAGATTTAATTTTATTGCAGATGCAGATACAACTTTAGATGGTTTTATAGCACATGAAGTTACGACAATAGTTCCTGAAGCTATAAGTGGAGAGAAAGACGCTGTTGATAGTGAAGGTAATATTGACCCACAAGGTATAGACCAAAGCAAACTTGTTCCTTTGCTAACTAAAGCCTTACAAGAAGCAATAACAAAAATAGAAACTTTAGAAGCTAAAGTTAAAGCACTAGAGGAGGCATAACACATGAGTAAAACAACGATACCAACAGGTGGACTAGCAGATGATGCAGTAGAAGCTACCAAGCTAGATTTGACAGCTAACTATGCTTTTACTGGTACTGTTAGTGGAGCAGGCGGCGGCAAGCTGTTACAGGTGCAAAATGCTGACTTTACAAGCACTAATACAACTGTGTCCGCCGCTTCTTTTGGAGCAACAGAGGTAACAGACCAAATTACACCAAGTGCAACGGACTCAAAAGTTTTAGTTATGATGAGTCTTACATTAGGAATGTATGAAGGTTCTGGTACAGGAAATTTTTGTCAAGTAGCAATTTATAGACAGGTAAATGGTGGAGGATATTCAAGAGTAAGTTTTGGTAATGCAGATAATGCTTATTCTGGTCAAGGTGGTTTTGGCGCTAGCACAGAAATTAGTTCTGCACGCCCTTGTAATTTGGTATTCGTGGATAGCCCAAATACAACAAGTGCCGTAGACTACAAACTATATATTAGATTAAACGTAGCAAGTGGCGGCGGTGATAATGTTAATACAGGCCCTAGTAATCTACAAAGGTCAGTAACATTAATGGAGATAGGGGCGTAATGGAAAATAGTACAAAAGTTTGTATAGCTATTAAAAAGTTAAAAACAGACGCTGAATTTATATTTACAGGTGATATTGTAACTGAGGCAGATTTTAATAAAATAGATTGGGTTACAGGTGTTAATAGTGAAGAAATAGCAATAACAACAAATACTTGTCCACACAGTGAAATTACATGGACAAAATTTAAAACAGAATATGACAAATTGTAGGAGTAAAACATGGCACTAAGTAAAATAGATGTAGCAAATATGTTAACAGGTGTAACTCCTGTGGCTAATGGAGGAACAGCTACGACTAGTTATACTCCGGGTATTACCATGGCTGACCAATGGAGATTAACTACTGATTTTACAGGTATTGCAAATCCAATAACTTCTAACTTAGAACAAAATGACAGTTCGGGAAATGGTGTTCCGATAGGTTCTTCAATGACTGAATCATCTGGTGTTTTTACTTTTCCAAGTACAGGTATTTACATGATTATTGCTACTCTACAAGGTAGAGGTAATGATGGGGCTACTGGTGTAGCAGATTCAGAATTTAGACTTACTATCAAAGTTACCACAGATAACAGTACTTATAATGAAGTAGGATTTAATGCAACAGGAGTTGCAAGTGGTGCTTATGGAGCTTCAACTTGTCATTATGTTTTTGATGTTACTGACACTAGCACACACAAATGTTCTTTTAGAGTTTTCAATAACGTCAGTCCTATGACTCATGGTGATAGTTCAAAAAATGAAACACATTTTACTTTTATTAGATTAGGAGACACATAAAATGACAATAAGTTTTAATGAAAAAGGAAGACCTGTACACATAGAGGCGGCTTTGATATCTCTTCATACTGGACAATGGTTTACATGGACAGATAGTAAAAATAAAATTTATGCTAATTTACGTCTTACTGAAAAAGTTGGTGTTGATGGAAACATTGTAGATAACCCAATAACAGAATTACCAACAGAATCAGCAGTAAATGCGAAACTAAAAGAATTACAAGACGCATGGGATGCGGCAAACGGAGGATAGATGGCATACATAGGAAAATCAATAGAGAGTGGCACGTTTAGTGTCCTCGATACCAGTGGCAATACCTACAATGGGTCTAACACTACTTTTAGTTTAGGCACACAAGTTGGTTCTGCGGCACAGCTTTTAGTATCACATGATGGGGTTATTCAAAAACCCGGCACGGATTACACTTTAGCAAGTGGAGGTACACAGATTACCTTTACCACAGCTCCTGCAAGTGATGCTTCTATCTTTATTGTAGAAATATCGGGTGCTGTTGGTGGCACAGTTACACCTTCTGATACATCCGTTACAGCAGATAAACTTAACACTGCTTTATTAACAGGACACACAGACATAGGAGCTAACATTGCAGATGCAGATTTATTTCTTGTTGATGATGGTGCGGGAGGCACATTAAGAAAAACAGCCGCTTCAAGACTTAAAACTTATATTGGAACTTCTCCCATAACAGCACTCAACAATGCTACTGAAAATGAATTAGTTACAGTTGGTAGCACGACAACTGAACTAGACGCTGAAGCTAAATTAATTTCTGATGGCAGTGGCATAATTATTAGAAATGCGGCTGTTGGAACTGCAACTGCGGGTAAAGCTGATATGTTGGTTATTGAAGGTAATGCTTCTGGAGATACAGCAGGGATGTCAATACTTACAGCTGGCGATGAGTTTGGTGTTATTCATTTTGGTGATGATGTAGATGTAGATATTGGTAAAATAGAATATTATCACGGCAGTAATTATATGAGATTTTATGTTAATGGCTCTGAAATGATGCGTTTAAGAAATGATGGAGTTATGACTATTGGCACAACAAGTGCTAGTGGCTCTCCTTCCACATCTTGTTTAGAATTAAAAGGCACAGAAGCACCATTAAGTATTATTAATGAAACAGCGACAGATGCTAGTGATAGAACATCTATTGCTATGAGAAATTCTTCAGGAACTATGGTAGGTAATGTTGGTGTTGATAGTTCATCAACTATATTTAACACTTCATCAGATTACAGATTAAAAGAAAACGAAGTTTCTATATCAGATGGAATAGAAAGAATTAAA